AACTGAAGTAATAGATACTTTTTACGACGTGTTTTGGAATATTACATTAGCTGACGATGAAAGCGTTAAGAATTCAACTTACGTCATAAACGTTACAATTACCGAAGCAGGAGCAGGAGATTCTTGTACGTATGCTGGTTCTGGTAACTGGGATATAGATTGTTCAGATAATTGTCAAGTTAGCACGCCAACAGATTTAGGAGGTGCTAGTTTATATATAACTGGTACAGGCCATGTTGTTTTTACAAATAGTATAACTAACTACGCAATATTTCATATCGAAGGGACAGATGCTAATAATATATGCAGAGTTACTAGAATAACGTGAGGTAAAAATGGGAGAGACTAAAATTAAAGAACCAGGAAAGATAAAATCAAAAGAGGAATTAGCCAAGGAATTTGTAATGGAATATAAGAAGTTATGTGACAAATATGGGTTTATTATTAATGTTGTTCCAGCATTTAGACCCAGGGATGATGGTACTTGGAGCATCATATTGCAATCAAAAGTGGGAATAAAACAATAGATTTATATATTTGAAGTCAGGTTATTTATATTGTGGGGGCAACACCCCAGTAATTAAATTAATGGAGGAATGAAGAATGGTAACTCAAAATGCACCAATGCAGGCGTTCAGTTCTCAAGTCAAGAGAAGTGTGGCTGTAAGTGCTTATAAAGCTCGTTTTGATGATGGAGAAACTTATACATATGTGGGGGTAGCACTCCCGGGAACAGCAACTTCGGCATCAGGTTGGCAGATTAAACGAATCACAGACGCTACAGGTGATGTAGATTGGGCGGCTGGCGACATCAAATTTACAAATATTTGGGACAATAGGGCGTCTCTCAGTTATTCTTAGGTGAATGAGATGGCACTAATTAAACTGAATAAATTACATGAAGATAGTACAACTTTATTTATAGACGAGATTAGATTAGGTTCTGGTAGTACTCTAAAGATAAAAGATGCAGATGGATTCACCGTAGCAGAATTCCTAGAGAATGGAAGTCTAAAGCTTAGAGGCGGGGTGAGGAGAATATGAAACGAATATTTATATTATTAATGATTTTATTACTTACTATTGGAGTAGGAAGTGTACTGGGAGCGTATACAGTAACCAGGAATAGTCCAGCTATGTATAATGTAGCTACTTCGACAAGTATCACATTTAATATTACATGCGTAGGTGCTTCAGCAAATGTAAATGCTAGTATCTACTATAGAACAAATAACAGGAGTGCGCCGTATAGTAGTTCTGTGAGTTTGGGTAGTATAGCAAATAACACACCTGGAACAGTCGCAGTATCATTTGCAGATGGAGATAGAGTTTGGTGGAAAGCAAGTTGTTACGACCTATACGGTGGTAACAGTGTGATGAATGAATCAGTTACTCTTCCAGCAACAGAAACATTAATAGATTTGGCATATGATGCAACAAAAGTACAGGGAGTATCAGGAGTTGTCAACTATTCAGGAACATATATCTATATGACATTAGGTTCTGATTATAATGTTACAGATGGATTAGTATATCTTATGAATGCAACATTGGTTGGGAATGATAGTATGTGGAATTACAGTTATCCATCATCAATCCAAAATGATGTCAACAGCACAGCAAGAGTATTTGACATTGATGTAGCATATTACACTTTAAGTTTTGGAGTTGGAGAATTGATTAATATGTCATTAGATACTGGAGTAATAACAGCAAGTTCATTTTCTGGTACTATAAATCCCGCAGATATAACAGATGATAACACTTATGCTCTAGTTGCAGGTGAAACATTTACAGGAGATTTAGTACTAGATGGTTCGTTATTAAACATGACGGCGATAACAACTCTAGAGATAAATGGTTCTACTGGATTTACAGGAACATGTGATAATAGTACATCATTAACTGTTGTACATGGACTTATAACAGGGTGCAGTTAAGATGAATAATACAATTAAGATTGGACTAATCGCTGTATTAGTTTTTTCATTATTTATGGTTGGATGCAAGAAGGATATTATCATTGATGATATTCCAAAGCATAATACTATAGAATGTCCCAAAGTTGATATATTGGTGATAGCTTATACAGATGAAGGTAAGTATTTCTGTGATGGTGTTGGTATGGATGCCAATTGTATAATGGATAATACGATAGAAATGCCTTTTGGATAGATATAATGACACAACATAACCCGACGAGAATGTGTAGCACGACTGATGTGCGTAAATACTTCGATTATGTAGGTAGATTAGTCAATGGAGGAACTACAGTACAGGAAGAGATAGATTGGCAGGAAAATCTCATATATGACGAATATGGAGACCCATTAGTTCAGATTAAGACTTATCTTAATGATGATTTTTCATCATATTATTCAGGACAGAGGCATATTTATAGAGTTGATAGAGTATCATATGGAACAGCATCGAAGATAACTCTAGAAGAGGGAACTTCATATACGTGGAATGCAACGACAGGATTTATACAGTTGGCAACATCTGCAACATCATCCGTGGGAACATCTATAGATGATACTAAATGGTTGGAAGTTGAATATGTTCCAAGAATGTATAATAGATTATGTGCGTTAAAAACTGCTGAAGCTTTGATTGAGGACACAGATACCAGTACTGGGAATAAGCCTAGTAAAGAGTTAATGGTTGTCAATAAAAGATTGAAACGAATTGAAAGAGTTATGCAGGATAAAGTAACTCCGGTATTGTCTGGAGATTGTGAGAATTATGATGAAGTTTACGGTGTGAATAGAAAGATAATATTACAAAAGCATAGTAAAAATAAACAGATGGCGAGGGAGAGTTAATATGGGGAAATTAAAAGATGGAGATATTAGGGAGCATTTCAAAAAGATTAACGAAGAGCGAGGAGTACTTGGAGATGATTGGAAAGATAGAGTGAGTGAACCTTATGTGGTAGATACTGACCGTAGGAAATATTTTGGACACAAACCGAAATTTATAAAATGATATCAATGAAAGATGTAATGTTAAAGATTCGTAAACGGATTCCACTTTCTATAGAGGATAGAAATACGATTTCATGTTCACGGAAGGGAATAAAATTTAGTAAATCTCATAGAGAGAATTTAAGTAAATCACATATGGGTTTACAGGTTGGAAAGAAGAATCCACGATGGAAACCAAAGATTGTTATAGTGTGTACTTTTTGTGATAATACATTTTTTGTACATCAATGTAGAAGGAATACGGCAAAATACTGTTCAGTAAAATGTAAAGGTAGTAAACAACGAGAAGAGGAATCGGGATTTCCCATTAAACCAAATATTGGAATGTTTGAAGAAGTTGTACTAGAAAATATTGAGAAGTGTCTTGGTTACAAAATATTACCACAGTATAAGATTGCTGGTTATTATTTAGATGGATATTGTCCAACACTTAAATTGGGAATAGAGGTAGACGAACCACACCACAATAATAATTGTAGATTAGAACGTGAAGTTAATAGAGAGAACATAATAAGAAATATGCTTGGATGTCAATTTTTAAGAATTGATGTTCCAGATAGCATAATAACACAATAAATAAGGAGGAAAAACAAATGTCATTTAAGGAAGTATTAGGTAAGGGAGAACTATCAGGAATGAAAACAGGCTCAAATAAAGACGTTGGTAAGATGAGCCCAGCTGAACAGGCAATTCCAGTAATTGGTAGATATGGAAGTCCTAGTAAAGGAGATTTACTTGGAAAAGGAAACAAGAAAAGTGCTAAGATTGATGTCGGAGAAAAATCACCAACTTTAAGAGCTGGCGGAGTCAATAAAACTAATTAAAATGGGTAGATTTGATTACGTTAAAAGCGAAAAAGCACAGATGGATGATTTGCCAATGGCTATGCGTGAGAATGTCTTAGATACTCATAATAAGGTAACAAGACTCTCAGTAGGCACGGAACACGGTGTATCAGGAGATGTTCGTACTAGTAATTACGAGAAAGCAACACCTGATTACAAGAAAAGTAGCAATAAAAAATAGTTATTAGGACATAAAATATTGAACAGAGTTGCTAAGGGGTAACTCTTCTAAATCCAAGAGGTATTTTATATTGAAAAGGACAGTCTATAAATTAGATAAGAAATATATAGCTTCGGCAATAAAAATTAATTGTTTGTGTGGAACCATTATTTATAAATATCCCAATGGACGAATAAAATATTGTTCCAAAAAATGTGGGTATAAATATAGAAATACCACTAAGGGAATGGCACCGTCTAAACATACAAGAAATTTAATAAGTAAAGCTAAAAAGGGGAAGACCTTTGAGGATTTAGTTGGAAAAAGAAAAGCTGAAAAGTGGAAGAAAAATATAAGTATTGAACATAAAGGTATTAATACATGGCTTAAAGGTAAGAAGTTGACAACGGAACACAAAGAAAAGATAAAGAAATTTATGAATAGTGATAAAAATCCTAATATAGGTAAGAAATATTCACAAGAACATATAAATAAAATAAAAGTAGGTGCGAAGAAGTATTATCAAACACATACACATTCAAATAAAGGAAAAACATTTGAGGAAATTATTGGCGTTAAAAGGGCAAAACATGTTAAGAATATAATGAGAAAAAAACATATAGAATACTTAAGTCGTGGAGGGAGTTCAAGAGAAGATACGTTGCCAGAAAGAGTTACAGAGAACTATTTTCTGTTTAACAATATTTTATATGTGAAACAGTATCCCTATAAGTTGGGAGTCGCCGATTTTTGGCTACCAGAAAATAATATGATTGTCGAGGTCTACGGAGATTACTGGCATAAAATACCGAAGAAGATAAAGGCAGATAAAATAAAGAATGAATATTTACAATCAGAAGGATATGATGTTCACATTTTGTGGGAAGGAGAAATATTAAATAATTCCCAAGAATGTTTTTTGGAGTTAAAATTATGACTAATGTTGGAGTTCATAAAGCATTGGAAGTTGTTAGAGATATACTCCGTGATAACTTAACGGATTATTATGTTGTTGCGGGTGGTAAAAGTCGAACTTGGATACATACAGATTTACCGAGGTTGGATGCTCGTTTTCCACGTATAACGATTCGTAAAATATCAAACCCACTTGACATTATTTCAATATGTGGAAATGACTTTTGGGAGTATGAACAATGCTTTATGAATGTCCTATTTTTTACAAAACACGACTTTCGAGTCACCATTTCAGGAACAGAATACAAGAATGAATCCTTGGTAGAGTATGCACTTAATGATATTAAGAGAACGATAAAGTCCAACTTAGCAACATTTGATGCAAATGCTATGACTGGCTATAAACCAACTGCCACATCACAAGTTATTTACGACTCAGATATTCAAGTACATGTTGCTAGTGTAACTATAAGGTGTGGATGGTTTAATAACCCATAATAACATGATAAAGGTTGACAGGAAGGAGTTTAAAAAGAATCTCTCAATGATGATGTTGGGAGCTGTAGTTGATGGAGTTACCCGGAGTGGAAGGGAAATAACTGAAACTGTTAGTAAAAAGGCAAAAGAGAATTTAGAATCTGGAGGACACAATGTTACTAAGACATTGTTCAATAGTATCAATGTCGGTCCAGTATTAAAGGGTAATCCACAACGATTTATGGTTATGGTAGATGCTCCATTTGCTGAATATGTAGAGGAAGGAACGGGTCCTGCTGTTGGACAGCCTGGATACTGGATACCAAAGTCGTTGGAGATATTAATGTGGTGCCATGAACGTGGAATACCATATCAAAGATTAAAACAACACATTTATAAACACGGAACAAAAGGAATACATTTTATGAGTAACGCAGTTGAAGATACAAAATCTGTGTCGCCTGAGATATTGGCGAGAAATATAAAAATGAGTTTAAAAGCAGTTAAAAATGCTATGAGGTGAAAGTTATGGTAGAAATGATATTTAATAAAAAGAAACCTGCCAGTTTACGTGGTAGGAAGATTATGCCCGGAGACATCTTAGATGTTCCCGAGAATAAAACAGCCGAATACAATAGACAAGGATTCGGGTATGTTGAGAATGATAAACTAAAAGTGGAAGAGAAGACAGTCGAAACAGAAGAAACCGACGAAAGTGTGGAAGAAGATATAGATTATCCATTCAAGGCATTGAAAATAAAAAAGAATAAAAAGCGAGGTGAATAATTATGCCAGGAGTATCAACAGGTTACAAACAAGAGTTATATTTTGGCAATGAACCAACAGGGACTTATGGAAGTGCGGTACCAGTAGCAAAAGCTATGGGACTAGTACAGTCAATAGACCCTACAGAGACAAGCAATATAATCAAAATCAGAACTATGGGAGGTACAAGGGATTACTCAAATCTAGTTCCAGGAAGATTCGAGATAAATGGTAGTTTCGAATATCTTATCCAAGAAGGCAATTTTCTAAGACAGGCATTCGGAGATGATTCTGGAGTATCAACAACTGATGGAGGTCCTAGGACAATAGCAGGTGGCGGAGGAGGCTCAACATACTTACATGTATTAGGTTCTTCAAGTACTCCCGATGCGAATAGCTTTCCAAGTTTTACGTTAGAATTTACAGACCAGGAAAGTTCAGCATCAAAAAGTCTTAAGAGAATATATAGTGGATGCAGAGCAGACACATTGGCAATAAGTGCAACATTGGATGCTCCAGTAACAGCTAGAGTAGATTATATTGGACAGAAAGTTGAAATATCAACAGCAGATGCAACAGCCGTTACATCGCCAACAGTGGATCCGTATGTATTCTATCAAGGACATATGTATTTAACAAGTGGAGCTATCAGTGGACAGTCAGCAGTGACTGGAACAGTATGTGAGTTAAACAACTTCGATTTTACACTTAATAACAACTTGGAAGCAGTTTACTATATATGCGGTACTAATAGGCCATGGCAGAGCAAGAGAAGTCTTAAAGAATTGATTCCGAAAGGAAGGGATATGGAAGGAAGAGTAACATTGAACTTCTCCGATAAGGACCAATACGAAAGATTCTTGGGAGCGGCTGCGGCTACTACACCACAGGACACAATAACAAAATTCCAAACAGTACTAGATTTCGCCAGAACCGGTGGACCAACTGGAACAGCGTCAACTAATGACTGGATGAGATTGGTATTGAATAGTTGTGCATTTGATAGTGCAAACATTGGTGGGTCGCCAGAAGATGTTGTAACAGAGGAGTATACATTATTCGTAGAAAGCGGAAAGTGTTATGTTCTGGATGACTACAGTTCTTCATATAGCAGTAATGAGTAACATTAGATTTACGTTTAGAAGCAATTTAAGGCGGTTCTAAGCTGGAATTAATGTTAGGACGACTAAATATACTGTTAGGGGCTTTTTGCCTCTATTTTTAATATATTTTTAATATAAAATAACGGGTGAGTGATAATATGGAGTTTTTAAGTAAGAAACGGTCGCTGTATGCGAGAGATGAGGTTGGAAAGCTTATTCCACAAAAGACAGAGTTGATAAATTATTTTACCGACGATGAGAAAGAGATAAAAGGAGTTTATATACACGCAACACCATTACCTAGGGGAGCATTGAAAAAGTATCTAAGTGTGGTACCAAAAGATGAAGATGATAAAGATTTTGATGGAGAGATAATACTCAATAATGCTTTTGATGACAAGGGAGACCCTCTTTACACAAAAGAAGAGATACCATTTATCAAACCAAAGGAATCTAAATCAATTACAGAGACAATATTGTATATAAGTGGTTTCCCAATTAAGTTATTGAATTCCTCTAAATCTAAAAGAGAAGCAGTTAAGAAAAAAGAGGACGATTTTGCAAAAAACTAAGAAGGGTCAGGGCGGAAAAGCAAGAAGCGGACTTGACCCTCTGGTTGCATGAGTTAGGATATACTTACTTTAACATAAATGCTTTAACCTATTCAGAGATTGAATATCTAGTAGATGCTTGGAATACTAAGCAGAAGAAATTAAAAAAGAGGTCTAAAAAGAAATAACCATGGCATTTGAACCATTCAACTTTAATGTTGTAATAAATATCCAGGGAAAAACAGGTTTGGATAGTTTAAATGGTTCTATGTCAAAGACCAATATTAGTTCTAAACAACTTCAGGCTACATTAAAAAAGTTGGGTCATACTGAAGCTGAGTTGGCTCAATTCAGTAAATTCTCAGCGGATACCCAAAAACGTTTAAGTAGTAGAATAATGCAGGCGGCCGCCGCAGCCGAAATTGGTAAAACAGCATTTGCAAAGTATAATGTGGGTGTTGTGCAGAGTCAATGGGCTGTAGGTGAGCTTATAAGAAAGTTGAATGCCTTACGTTGGTCAGTAGTCAATGTAGCATTTGCAGTTACTTCTATAGTTCTTCCATTCGCAATGGCGGCTAAGATGGGAACAGAGTTCGGTATGAAGATTGCCAGAGTTGGAGTATTGACTCAGCAAACAGGAAAAGTCATAGTGAGAACTCTGGAAGATATCAGAAAAGGTACTATATTCTCTATAGATGATATGGTGGATGCATATACAGAATTCATCAAACTTGGATTTTCTGAGTCTGAGGCAGAATCATCATTGAAAGCTATCTCCGATTTAGCAACAGTTGGTTTTACCGATTTAAAGACTGCTACGGAAGTTACAGGCCAAGTAATGCATCAATTCAATATACCAGCAGAACAGGCCACTAGAATAGTAGATGTGTTGGCTAAGGGTGCCAATATGAGTGCCGCAGAAGTAGAGACATTTGGAGAAGCACTTGCTTATGCCGGCGGAGTAGCTCAGATGGCAGGTATATCATTTGAGGAGACATCCGCAATCATAGCCACATTGACAAATGCTGGTATGAGTGGTTCAAGAGCGGGTACATCACTTGCGGCGGCAATAAGACAGATGGTAAACCCTACCGATAAGGTTAAAAAATTAATGTATGATATTGGAGCGTCATTCTTTTCATCAGCAGGAGAGATGAAAGATTTTGATACAATAGTGACAGAATTATCAGGTTCATTAGCAGTGTATTCCCAGAAAGCCCAACTAGCGTTCTTAACAGAAACATTTGGAGCTAGAGGCGGAAGAGCAATGTTTACATTGATTAGTCAATATAGACTGACCGGAGAAAGTTTAGATGATTTAGTAGATAAGATGAATAACGCCACATCCGCGGCTGAAACTATGGGTGATATAAATGAAACTGCGGCGGCACGGGCTACCGTGGTATGGAAGGAGTGGGCGTCAACTTTAACGGAATCAGTTTCTGGTGCATTTAATTTTATCACTTTGGGATTAGATAAAATATTCGGAATGTCCTCAGAGGAGGCGGCACGAAATTTTGCTAATATAGGTGACGATTATATATCACCGGAACAGAAAATTCAGTTGAAGAAAATAAAATTCGAAGACCTTCCAGAAGTGTTTAAAGATTTTAACAAATATAAAGATGACCTGATGCGTCAGGATCCTATAAAATTCTTTTTTGATGATGCGTACAATAAAAACGTATTTGCAAATGCTTTTGATAGTGCCGTAACAGATAAGCTTGCAGATTATAGAGATGTTAAAATATCCAGTGTCGGAATAGATACATTAAAAGCGAGATTTAAGGAGTTGGAAGAAACATATGAAAGTGCAAAGACTCAATTTAAAGATGATATCACTGTGGATGTGGAAGGCAATTTTGGTTCTCAAGTTGACAATTTAAAAAGTAAAATTGTAGAATTGGAAACACAAAGATTGAGTGCGGATGGTATGGTAGATGAAGATGCAAAAGAGAAAGTTAAAGAGATAACTGAGGAAATTGTAACTCTTAGTGATGGAATAATAAATACTGGGGCAACTATTAAATCCTTTAATAGTGATATTAAAGAACTTCAAAGCATATTCGATAAAACAGTACTTACTGAATACCAGTTTGCGATGGCTGAGGCGGCCAACACAGTTGATGAATTTAATAGAAAAGCTGATGAGACTGGAGGATATACTGCCACACAGAGAGAGGAATTTGAAAGAGCAACTTATGCCGCAATCGAGTTATCATTCGCTCTAAGAGAGGCTAAATCAGCTCAGTCAGTGTTCCAAAAAGGAGTATCACTTCTAACTTCTAGATTTAGAGACGGATTGAATAGTATCCGTGATAATATAAAGAATCTTCAGAATGATTTGAAGGATTTGTCAACTACCTCACTTCCCGGACAGTGGTTAGCACAAACAGGTTTGATTGAACAGGAAACAGCTATAAAAAGACAACGACTGGCCGTTTTAGAATTGGGAGAAAGTGTGGAGAATGTAAGTGATATATTAAAAAGAGAATCAGATGATTATAAAGATTGGGTTAAAACTATTGAGACATATGTACGTGAACAATTATTGGCTGGTAAGGATTTGGGAATAAGTACAACTACGGCTGTCAAAGAATGGCAGACGAAATTGATGGGATTCACTATGAGTAGTCGGGATAAGAGTGGAAAGTCTCCGGAAGAGGAAAAGTTGGATGAGATGCAACGAAAGTATCAGATTAATAGTCTAGAATTTGAGTTGGCATTTACAGACAAACAATCAGCTCTTAAGAGATATGAGGAGGAACTCACTAAAAATTCTGCCGTGGAATCAATGACATTTGAAGCACGTATGGCTGCCATGCGAAATAATATCAGTTCAATGAAGAATTGGGAATCCGAAGAAGCTGTAATACAAGGTTATTTAGATGATACCCAAGATAAGTTACGTGAAGTAAATAACGAACTAGCATTCCTAGAGACTGGATATGATGTATTCACTATGAGTATTGTAGAAAATGCCCAAACAGCTATCGATTGGTTAGATGATATGGCAGATTCAGCAGTTAATGCCGCCAGGAAAGTTGCTGATGCAACAGGTGAAGATTATAAGGGTAGTGACTACGAGCGGTCAACATCTTCCGATATTGGAAGCAGAGTCAGAATTGGCACACGGACATATATTAAGACTGGAGAAGGGGAATATACAAATCCAGATTATAAACCTACCAGTTCTGCGATAGGTGGATTTGTACAACAGGCAGGATTAGCATTGGTGCATCCGGGAGAGCTTATAAGACCTGCAAAGATACAGCAACCTTATAATGGTGGTATGGAAGGAAATATCAGTGTAACATTTGGAGATATTAATATAGGTGGCGGAGCAAATGCCACTTCAGGAGATTTACAATATGAGTTTGCCGAGACAATAAGAAGAGAACTCGCACGGATTAAATAATATGGCATACGCAGAAAATATAGTATATGGAACGGTAACATTAAAAGCTAGTAAATTGACACCTAGAAAGGTTCAATCCACTTTGAAATATAAGGTTGGAAGAACTCTTGCCAAATTTCCAACTCCAACTAGAGATGCTACTGATTGGGAATTAAGAGTGTCAGGACTCATAACACCAACACAGTCTACTACTATAGATACATTCAGAAATAAGCTTGAGGCGGCAGATGATGTTACAAAACATTACTATACAGATGGATTAAAAACTGGTAGTTACATAATGGATCCGGGCTCATTACAATTTGCTGATGATGAAAATGATGTCGGGATGATTTATCGGTATTCATTTTCTCTTATTGAATATAATCAAACATAGATAAGATGAAATGCGTTAATGATAATCATGTATTTAATATGAATGGATTTAATTAATGAAAAGAATCAATCATAGGAACATATAGAATGGAACAAGTAAATCATATTAATAAAAAAGGGATTAG